GTGTGGTTGCCCCCCCTTCGAGTGACGAAGATCACCCCCATTTTGGTCATATTTGTGAGTGACATCACATGATTTCGCTTGACAAATGAAGGCATGTATGCATGTAGGGCAGGGCGCGTATAAATAAGCACACCTATTGTTAGTACAATGGGTGTGCTTATGGGTTGTGTGGTGTGGTTCACGTGGAGACAACTTGACTGGCAGGAAATGTTGGTGCATTATTAATACATGAACGAGACAGACATGGACACACCAACCACAGCGAACGAAGACGAGCACAACATTTCGAAAGGTAGTGTGCTAGGATTTGCATTAGGATTATTGCTTAAAGATTTGGGGTGCACTATTATCGATAACGGCGAGACAGCAACTATCCAATATTCGTCAACACGATTGAAGCTAGAAAAGAGAGATGGCCATTGGCACGACCTAGAAAAGAATCTTGAGTTTTATTCACGAACACAGATTGCCGCCTACATGGTAAGGGATTTTTAATGATTTACACACAGAACACCAACCCTTGCAAGAATATGAAGTTGCGCATGGTGATCGGGGGATGGACAGACTATTACGTAAACCATTCAGACGACCGGGTTGCATTTAATGTCCACGGATCACGTGTTAATGTCTTAGACAATGACCCTAATGGCGACAAGGTCACCTTTCAATGGGACTTCAACACTTTGACAGTCACTGTTGGAAACATCATCAAGGCTCTACGAATGATCGACAATTGGCTGAGGACTGAGAACAATGTGGGAATGCATTAATGGCGAATGGATTTGGATGGACAAGGAAATGGGGGCAGATGAATATGAGCGACAGAATGCTATTGGCTCTTATGAGGACCACTCTCCTGTTGACGTGCGGGCTCATGGCAATCGCCTTAGTGCGGGCGGGATTGCTGTCGGCGTCGCTGGGGGTATGATTGCGGCGAAGGCTGTGCCTAGGATTGGGGGTTGGCTGTTGTGGATGGCGTTGTTTGCGGTGCTGGCGATGGTTTTTTCGTGAGGATTTATTCTCCGAAGTTGGAGTATAAGGTCAAGCGTGTGATGCGCTATAAGACAGATAATCGTCACGTGACTAAGTATTATATTGCAGGCCATCGCGGGACCATTATTTTAAATCGCACCCATGAAGACTATGTGGTTACTTACAACGGGAAGCGACAGGGGTGCATTAGGTATCCACACAACTATGACAAGATTGTGATGGTGTGTGCAGCGGCAACAAACATGCTTGGGAGTCCCGTGGTATTGCATAAAGAAGACGAACCCACACTCTTTTAACAGATTCCCGGCTGGACGGGTAATACCAGATCATTGAAATGAAAATCTAGCCATACATGAAAGGAAATGATCATGGCTGTTGTTTACTCTTCTCTTTCTGATGACTTTGCTGGCAAGAAGGCTTTCTTCACTGCCCAGAACTCTGCTGCTTCTTTCAAGGAACTGCGCGGCAAGAAGATCGAGATCAAGGACATTGTGATCACTGAGGATGACGCGGTCGACACGGATACTGGTGAGGTCGAGACGCGTCGGGCGATCACTGTGATCGACAAGGATGGCGCGGCGTATGGGACTTCGTCTCAGACGGTAGTTGCTCAGATTCAGCGCCTGGTTGATATTCTGGGTGACGTGAAGTCTTGGCCGGAGCCGGTGGCTGTGGAGATTGGTTCGGCGAAGTCGGGTCGCGGTCGCGAGTACACGACTGTGACGCTGGCTTGATTCGGATAGAATAGCAACGCCCCCTGCCCCTTAGGGGGCGGGGGGTTTTGTTATGGTTAAGTCTCATTGGGCTAAGCACTATAGGTCGTTTAAGCGCGGCGCTAAGCGTGTTGGTAATACGGCTGCTGATGTTAGGGATTTTGTTGGCGGCTTGAACCTGTCGGGTAACTTGGGTTTGCCTGACACGCTAGGGGAGATGTCTTCGGGACCTGCGAAGATGGGTTCAGTGAAGGCTGACGCCAAGAAACAGCATCGCTCTGACTTGGATAAGGCGCGCGATTTGCTTCAAGGTGAGCGCGATCGCGCGATCCGGAAAATGTATAAGATGGCGACCAGTCGTGATGGTGCTGATATTCGTGGTACTAAGTATGATCCGCTGGGTAAGTCTGCGATTGGGAAGGTGACGTTGAAGAATGCGGCGAGAGAACTTGAGCGTCTTAGTGAGTTTAATAATTCTGATAGCATTTGGTATTTTGCTGACGGTAAAGGTAATCCCATTTCTGCTAAAGACGTTCGTCGTTATAAGCATGCTGTTCAGCGCTATAATGACGACATAGCAGCCTACGAGCGTGCCGTGAGTGGAACAAAATTGCCTTACATGGGCGACATCACTGTTGGCGACTGGATTCGCGACTTTAGGCCCAGCAGGACTTATTTAGGCGGAGGTTCGCACTACGCCCTTGAGCGCATGAACCCGGATAAACGGACAATTCATTTCGATTCCGCTGAAGCCATGCGAGAAAAGACGACTTCTATTCTCGACAACCTTTCGAAGGCAGCGAAGGCCGAGAAGCTTACGGCAGCCAAGCAACAGATTGCCGCGATGCTTGATGTGATTGGCGACCCAGCGCTTTATGATATTTTGATCGACATTCCTGATGACGTCTTGTGGCTTATGTGGACTGTTAATGGCGATTTTGCCAATCAGTTATCGCTTATGTATGAAGCGGCAAAAGAAGGCTACTTCGAGAAGCGAAGATCAAATGAGGACGTGTGGTATGACGACGTGGAGAACGCCCACTCTGAGACACTTGCCCTACTTGAAGATATTAAATTAGTGAAGATTAGACCGGAGGACGATTTTAGTGGTTCGCCAATCAACAAGCGTCGCAACCGTCGCCGGGGCAATCGCTAAGCGTAGTCACAAGAAGATTCCTTCGTATTGCGCCGACTTCGAGACAACTACTCAAGAAGAGGACTGTCGAGTGTGGTCATGGGGCATTATTAAGGTGGGGAAATTGTCTGATTATGTAGATGGCACATCTCTTGATGGGTTTATGCATCACATTGCAGAGCGAGCCGCATACATATATTTTCACAACCTTAAGTTTGATGGAATTTTTATTCTAGACTGGCTTCTTAAGTATGGGTATAGTTGGACTAAAGAGAATCCTGGTGTAAAACAGTTTTCATCACTCATTTCTCGGATGGGACAATTTTATTCAATCACGGTCGTGTTAGAGAGTGGATACAGGATTGAGTTTCGTGACTCATTTAAGAAACTACCTATGTCTGTGTCGGCAATTGCTAAGGCATTCAACCTTCATGATCAAAAACTCGAGATTGACTACGAGAAGCCTAGACCGATAGGCTACATTCCAACAGAACAGGAGAGGCGTTATCAGAGGAATGACGTTGCTATTGTTGCCCAAGCGCTAGAGGTTCAGTTTGCCGAGAAGATGACAAAACTGACCGCAGGGGCAGACTCTTTGGCAACTTACAAGAAAATGACAGGCAAACTGTTTATTCGTAGATTCCCTATCTTGTCTCCTGAGATTGACTCCGAAATTCGGAAGGCATATCGCGGAGGGTTTACATACGCTTCTCCTCGTTTCTCTAGGAGACTTAATGGTGAAGGTAGTGTTTATGACGTCAATTCACTTTATCCGTCGGTTATGCGTAACTCATTGCTTCCATACGGCGACCCACTATATTCCGAAGGGGGCCCCATAACTCAAAGACCTCTTTACATTTCATCTATTACAATTAAGGCTAAGTTGAAACCAAACCATATTCCCTGCATTCAAATTAAAAAGAATTTGACATTTAATCCTACTGAATACCTTACTGAAATCAACGAGCCAACTGAAGTTGTTGCAACAAACATTGACATAGAACTTTGGAAGAAACATTACGACTTAAAGATACTTTCATGGAACGGAACTTTCGAGTTTAGAGGTTCGCACGGATTTTTTGATGAATACGTAGACCACTTTATGGAAATTAAAAAGAATAGCACTGGCGGCTTACGTCAAATTGCAAAACTACACCTTAACAGCCTTTACGGAAAATTCGCCACGAATCCCGATATCACAGGCAAGCATCCCGTCTTGAAGGATAATCGAGTCTCGTTAGAGATGAACGAAATGGAAACACGTGATCCTGTGTATACCCCGATGGGTGTGTTTATTACAGCACACGCTCGGAGCAAGACAATAAATGCAGCGCAAGATAATTATGAAACCTTTGCTTACGCAGACACTGACTCATTGCATCTCGTAGGACCAACTACACCGCCAGAGACCTTGTGGGTTGATCCCGTTGAACTAGGAGCATGGAAGCATGAGGGAAACTTCACAAAATCTGTTTACGTTCGAGCAAAGCAGTACGCAGAAGAGATTGATGGTAAACTAGACGTGCACATCGCGGGAATGCCCCGCTCAGTGGCCGCCACATTAACGTTGGACGACATGTTGACGGGAGGCCAATGGGGTGGTAAACTTATTCCCACAAGAGTTCCTGGAGGCGTGGTCCTCAAGGACACTACATTTACACTCAAAGTTTGAAAGGCTGGATCAATCATGGCTCGACCTGTTAGCGACAAGGCAACTGTCAAGTTCCGTCTCCCCAAGGCTCTCATTTCTGACATCGATGAGCAGCACTGGGTTGAGCGGCGACCCGCGGACGACATTGTTCGCGACGCCCTTATCGACTACCTTGCTCGGAAGGCTCCCAAGTCGGCAAAGTGACTGCGAACCCGTGTGGGATGCAATCCGGTGATAAGGACCCGCACGGAACGGCCCGCAAGTCTTTGTGGCACTGGCCGACATTGGGTGAAAATGGTAGGCTAGGAACGTAAGTTCCTAGCCTACCTTGCTATTAGGAGAAGAAATGGGAAAGGCCGATAAGTATAAGGGGACAGGAAATGTTGCTGAGGACGCTAAGCGAACTCAGGAGCAGACCAATAAGAATCTTGAGAGTAAGCCCGACAAGACGCGAGTGCCGGTAACGGGCGTTACCGGGGACAAACTTGCGGACCCGAAGTATCAGCAGGAACGTGCTCAGCAGATGAACCGGGACACGGCGCATCTCTCACCCGAGCAGAAGAAGGCTGCAGGCCTGCCCGAGTCACATGTTTATGACCCCGGCGATTCTGACGGTGACAACAAGGCGGTATCCCCGTCTGACCGGAACATGACCGGTGGTGACCCCAACCCGGTCAAGGATGAGGACCCCTTTAAGGACACAAAGGCGGCTTGGGATCACTTGGCAGGTGTTTTCGGGGACAAGATCACTGCTCTTCAGGACGAACTCGAAGGCCGTCTCTCAGGCATGCTGACTCCCACCGATCGCGAGACAGGCAACCCGTTCGCGGGCGACGATGTTCCCTCCAGCAAGGAAATGACTGCAGACGATGTCAAGGCGGCTGTGGCGTCGACGGCAGACGACGCCAAGGCCGTGGCCGATGGCATTGGCGAGGTTGGCGGCGCTGCAGCCAACCTTGCGGGTACTGCCCTGAAGGATGCGGGCAGTGCTACAATTAAGGAAATGGGGATCGACACGGACGCTGTAAAGAGCACTGGAAAAACTCTCGCAGGTCTCTCAGGTCTTTTCTCATCTGGAGACAACCCTGACTCGAAGGTTCCCGATGGAAACTGGAAGCCTAAGTCAATCTCAGATCTATTCACGAGGAAGTAATTATGCCCCGCTTGCGAGATGACGTCTCAAACGTCGATATGCTTAACGCGATTCGCTCGGACGCGCGCAGGGACTATCAGGATATAGTTCCGGAGGCCACTAAGGCCAATATTCAGGAAACCATTCAGGGAATCATGTCTGACAACATTTCTCGAAATGAGTTCATGTCAGCACTGATTAACCGGATTGGGTCCACGGTTGTGCGCGACATTTCCTGGCGCAACCCTCTCGCTGTCTTCAAGGACGGCATGATGAATTTCGGTGACACCATCGAAGAGGTTCACATGGACTTCATCAAGCCCACTATCTACGATGAGAACCGTGATTACTTGGAGAAGGACGTGTTCGGTCAGGCGCGCACGCCGGCCTACAGCGCCTTCCACACGATTAACCGCAAGGAAAAGTTCAAGGTCACCTTCAACCGTGACGTTCTCCGTCGCGCGTTCCTGAGCGACACAGGACTGTCTGAGATGCTTTCTCAGACCATGAGTGTCGCCGCGTCCTCGGATGAGTGGTCCGAGTTCCTGACCATCTGCTCCCTGTTCAGGACCTATGACGAGAAGCACGGGTTCCATCGCATTCAGATCCCTGACCTGAACGTCTTCGACGCAGACAAGACGCACACCGACGCCGCCCTTAAGGCGCTTCGCGTGGCTGCTGACAAGATGCGCTACCCGACTCCCGCATACAATGCGGCGGCGGTTCACTCATTCGCTCGCCCTGAGAACCTTGTTCTCATTGCAACGCCCGAGTTCAAGGCCAATGTCGACGTCACCTCACTGTCTGCTGCGTTTAACCGTCAGGACGCAGAGGCCCCGTCGCACATTATCACTGTCCCGAATGAGGCCCTTGGGCTCAAGGACGTTAGTGCGATCCTGACCACCCGAGAGTTCCTGCTGATCAAGGACGTCCTCCTGGAGAACCGCTCCATCCAGAACCCCGAGGGTCTTTATGACAACTACTGGCTGCACCACTGGTCACTGATCTCGGCCTCTCCGTTCACGCCCGCGATTGCATTCGGGACGAAGGAAAGCACGAAGATCGTTGTTCCGGCCGATGAGACGAACGCTGAGATCGACACGATTCAGGCACTCAACCAGGACGGCACGCACAGTAGTGTGATGAAGCCGGGCGCTGTCCGACAGGCGAAGATCGTCTGGAAGACCGCGCCTGCCAACAAGGGGTACGCTACCGACTGGTACATCAAGAATGTGACCAGCAAGGCCACGAAGATCTCTAACGACGGCGTCCTGACCATCGGACCTGATGAGAAGAATGGGTACCCGACGCTTGGGGTCACTGTTGACACGAAGTCTGCTCCTGGCGGCACCAAGCCCGTCAGGAAAGAGATTTCAATCCAGATTCAGGCGTGATATACTGAATCAGTAACCGCCCCACTATCCTCCGGGATGGTGGGGCTTTACTGTTAATGGAGGAGATATGACACAGATTTATGGCGACCCGCCAGAAACTAATGCAGGGCTGTCGTTTGATTACTCGGTGTGGTCCGCGGGCAGTGTCATTACTATGTGCAACGTGCCGTTTGACAACACCTATCGTGACATCATTGACTGGGACGCTTACAGCTGGACGCCCTATCAGTATGTTAAGTCGTTCAACAATGTCAATAAGGTCGAGATAAATCAACTAACATACCTTGCTCAAGGGAAGCCGATTCGTATTCCCACACCGTTCACTAGGGCAAACCGGTATAACTATGTAATGGTTGAGAACCCCGGCCGCCCCGTTGACTCGAATAATTTTGAGGGCTACACGCCCCACGCCTTCTTCTACTTCATCACTAGTGTGGACTACATAGCGCCTAACACCACACAACTAACGCTTCAACTCGACGTCTGGTCGACGTACTATCAGCGCATCAAGTTTGGCCGCTGCTATCTCGAACGCGGACACATGGGGATCGCTGCCATTGACAGTTTCAACGACAACGGCCGCGAGTGGCTCGCACAGCCCGAAGGCCTCGACATCGGTGGCGAGCATCAGGTCATTCGCTCATATCGGCGCATGATTGCTGACGTTTTCAACGGCGATTATGATGTCGTCATTACCAGCACCATTGACCTTGCAGCAGAGTGGGGGAACCTTGCGAGCCCTCGATTCAAGATGGCTAACGGGTCAAAGGCTGAGGGTCTTCCCAACTCAGCCAGCGTGTGGGTCACGTCGCGCAACGACTACCTCGAGGGGCTTTCGGCACTCTCCGCATACCCGTGGGTCGCCCAGGGCATTGGCTCTGTGACTATCGTGCCTAAGGGTACGGTGTCCAAGAATCCCGCAAGTGCGACACGAATTGGTAGTGTGAGTTGGTACAAGGTCGGCACTGGTGACGTCTATGTCAACCGTGCTTTCCCGTTGACTAATCATGACTTCCGAAAGGAAGTTATGAGCATGCTGCCGAAGGCGTATCAGGAACTTCGTAAGTTCATGACCGCACCCTACTGCATCCTTGAGCTCACGACCTACACAGGAAACCCTGTGGAACTCCGCCCGGAGTCGCTTATGACTACGGGTATTGGACTTCTGCAGTACGGGCACGTCGTGCCGCCCAATCCACAACTAATGTTCACGGTCAAGGACTACAACAACAAATGGGCGTCTAAGCGACTCGTTGGCCCGAGTACTCACGAGGAGGATGAGTATGGTGAGGAATGGGATCTGGTTACCGGATACACCTCACTTCCCACATTCTCAGTGCTCAACAACTCAGGGCTCAACAATCTGGCCTCGAATGCACACACGATTGCCGCGCAGATCAATTCCGCCAAGTGGCAGCAGCGTCGCGCTCAGCGCAGCGCTGTGGCGTCTCGCGACATTGCTAACGCGGGGATTGCCGCAACCCAGGCGGGTGCTGAGAACACGATGTGGGGTAACTCTGCAATGGCCGACTCACAGTCTCGTTACAACAATATGCGGGCTACTGTTCAGGCGGTGCAGGGCGGAATGACGGCTCTTGGGGGTGCGATTGGGCTCAATGGGCAGGCTGTGGGCGCGGGCATCGGTCAGGCGGCCACGGCGGGGATCAGTGCGATGATCCAGAACTCACAGGCACAGTCGACGGCGAACATCCAGAATCAGTTGGCCAGTGGCGCCTCACAGATCTCTCAGACGCAGCAGCGCGCGGTTCGGGACACGAACTACGACCTTGCACAGTTCGCCGCTAACGGCGACTACGAGGCGGCAATCGCCAGCATCAACGGGCAGCAGCAGGACATGCAGGTCATTCCACCTGCCGTTATCGGGCAGACGGCCGGAACTGTGGCCGCGATGGTGTCCAACGGGCTGGTGATCGACTGTCGCGTGCGCCTGCTCTCCGACGCCGCTATTCGTCGTGTTGGCGACTACTGGTTGCGTTATGGGTATGCGATGAACACGTGGATCAAGATGCCAAGCCGTCTTTCCCTGATGACCGAGTTCACGTACTGGAAACTGGCCGAGTGTTACCTTGAGCGCGCGGACATTCCCGAGACCTTCAAGGGGACTGTGCGAGGCATTTTCGAGAAGGGCGTGACTCTATGGCGGTCGCCCCAACGGATTGGTACAATCAATATCAGGAACAATCGGATCGACAAGACGAATCAGGTGAGTTTGATTGCCTAAGAAAGACTATGTTAAGAATACTGTCTATCGAGAGGTGATGGCGGCGAGACCATCGACCTCAGAGAATCGTCAAGCGGCACTAGAGTACATGTATAGACGTCAATTGATGGGGAAGTGCATTTCCAGGTTCACTTGGGAGGGTCTTCCTAACGGAATTGATCCGCGCTTCATTGAGACAACCATTTTCAATAATGGGTACAGTGTATTTTACTACGACTCATTCTTTGAGATGTTCATGGCGATGCCCGCAACCATCTCGGGACCCCTGGATATTCAGGACAATCCCACTGGCTACCGAGTTACACGAAACGGTGTCTACTCGCGTGACGTGCCTGCCAGCGAGTCCGTCTGCATCTGGGGAAACCAGATTAGAGTGCCTGAGATTGATGTTGTGCTTTCCTATGCGGCGCGCCTCGCGCAGATTGACCGCACTATCGAGATCGACCTGTTGAACGAGCGCAATCCTATGATTGTTGCCTGTTCTCAGGACCAGCGACTCACAGTTCAGAATTTGATTAGCAAGATTTATGACGGTGAACCAGTGGTTTGGGGAACCGAAAACTTAGCGGTCGACAATCTGGCCAGCATGATCGGTGTCTTCCCACTGAACCAGAATGCCGGCGCGGGTGCTGTCTCCAGTATCAAGCACATGGAGTCCAAGGCCAAGATCTGGGGTGAGGCCCTGACGATGCTTGGGATCATGAACGTGAACAGTGAGAAGCGTGAGCGTATGGTTGTTGAAGAGGCTGCCGGAAACTCTGGTCAGGTCCTGGCGTCACGCGAGTCGTTCATGAAGCCCCGTCAACTGGCGTGCGAGCAGATCAATGATAAGTTCGGGCTGCAGATCTCGTGTGAGTGGGCGGTCGACGACAACGCCGCCCCGAACATGGAGGACTATCTGGCCGTACAGAACCTGACTACCTACGACGCGGAAGGGGCGGAGTAATGCCCGCACAGTTCACAATGCGTCTTAAAGACGTTGTTAAGGTGACTGGGGACCACATCGGCCTTGATGACTACCCCATTTTTAATGAGGACTATCGCAAGGTGCTGAACGATCGTATTAAGCGTGAGTACTGGCTCCAAGAAATTGCGCACGAGACACCAGATATTTTCATCTGGCGACTCAAACTGAAGATGGAGCGCATCATGCCCCGATACAATCGAATGTATGAGGCTGAACTCCTCAACAACGATCCGCTAGATGGTGGGCGTCGCGTTAATGAGACCTCTCAAGATGGACGGTCGCAGAACAGTGGGACGAACAGGCAGGACAGCAATGGCTCTGGCACTACCAACTCTACGGGCCGTACAGTGGGGTCTGACACCCCGCAGAGCCGTTTAGCGGGAGATGGGGACTATGCGACGTCAATCAGCGACGCGTCCACCAAGGGCAAGAGCACGAACACGTCGACTTCGACGTCGAGCAGTACTGGAACCAACGACTACCGAAACAACCAGCACTCCCTTTCCACCGGCTACAATATGGGCAAGGGTGAGCAGATCGCCCGCTATCGAAACACTCTCGTGAACGTGGACGACTTTGTTATCGCAGAACTATCCGACCTGTTTATGGGCATCTGGGACAACGCCCAACCCCGCACACACCACTACCTCAACTACGGAATGTACTAGGAGTAAAAATGCCTATTGCCGACAAGCCTCGCCGCTGGCTACAGATCTATAAGAGAATGGAAGAGGCCAACTACCTCATCAATACCGTCAACATCAATAACATAACACCGTTCACCTATGGGGACGGACTCACGTACTATGAAGTTCTCTCCAAGTTACGTGAGGTTATCTCCGATATTGTTGAGTATGTCAACGAGTTCGGAGAAGAGGAGCAACGGATCGTCGCCGACTTCAACCAGAAAGTAAAAGAGTTCGTAGCGTCCAATCGCGACGTATTCGATACACAGCAGACCTCGTTCAAGAATGCCCTGAGGGAACTCGACAAGCAGACCGACGCATTCCTGAAGTCTCTCCTGGTCGAGAAATTCGAGAAGCACCCTTCAGGCAAATTCTTCACCACAACCGCTAAGGACGGGTCACAGATCGCCGTCGCCAGCAGTCAAGGGATGCAGGATGTGCTGGATGAGTTGACGACGGTCCGATCGTCGGTTAACAGCAACAAGGCAAATGCCGATCGGCGGTTGAACGACCTTGAGTCCAACAGCATTGTAAACAGAGTGAGCAAGTACCCTCACACGCTTATCCTTGGTTCGTCTAACGCGATCCTTACCGGATACGCCAACGGGACGTGGGATGATTGGTGCAGGAGTAAGGGGGAGATCCCGCACAACTATGCATCAAACGGTGGTGGGTTCACCTCAAACGATGACAACAACTTTCTTACCATGCTCAATAACGCTGCGACTCAGATTAGTGAGTTTCAGCGAAACCAGACGGGACGCTGTTACATCATTGATCTCATCTACGATATCCGAACCGGCCGTGATATCAGTCAGCCGTTTGAGCGCTTCATGCAAAAACTGAAAGAGGCGTTCCCAAACTGCAAGGACATAATCGTCCTTCCCGCACTGTACAACGAGTGTGACGCAAACAATGACTTCAACATTGCTCGCCGTTGCGCCTCAACAACGAATGCGATCAAGCGACTCGCCACCCCACACGGTGCGGTTGTGTGCGAAGGGTCTCGCTCATGGTTCCACAACGGACAGGAGGCTAAATTCTTCACGCCTGAGATGAATGTGCACTTCACGCCTGCGGGCTACAAGTACGCTCAGCAGCAGTTTGATGCATGGCTTCGCGGCGGTTCGGGTTGGGTCAATTACGGTTGGGAGGACATTACCGGGCTCGCAAATCTCAATAACGTGCGACAGAATAATTTCCTCTACGCCGTCTGTCGACGGGAGCGCGACGATGTCACAATCCACGCAACATTCGAGGTCGGTAGCGTCACGAACGGTGAGGTCCTGTTCAGGCTCCCCGCGTGGGCTCGCCCGTACACGAACTTCTACGTGACGATGTGGCAGGACTCCACAGCATTCCGAGGAAATGTCAACCACAACGGCAATGTCATCGCCTTGAAGGACATCCCTGCAGGAACTCGATTGGCGATTGACGCATCATATTCCATCTTCTAACGAGCACGTCTGCCCCCATGGTAAAATGGGGGCAGACGTCTATCTAGGAGGATAAATGGCTTGGGATGAGACAATGCGAAAAGTGTGGGTCAAGGCGATCGGCACTGTCGAGTCGTCTATGAACTATGCCGCAATCAACTACAACGATCCAATCACTGTGGGGATTGGGCAGTGGTACGGCACTCGCGCTGCAGCACTAATCAACAAGATGAAGCACGTGGATTCTGCGGGTTACGGGGCCCTACCGCAAGACTTCCGAAATGTCATGAACGCGCACAATGAGAATGACGCGTTCTGGAATACCTACTATCTGCCCAGAAACTTCGGTGACGCACTCAAGCCGTTCCTGCTTAATAATCGTAACATCCAGGATGACCAGCTAATCTTTGACGCCAATGCCACATATAGAAACATGGCGCTCAAGTACGGAATCAATCCTGACACCAACACTGAGACGTTCATCCTGTGGGCCGTCGCCTATCACCAGTCTCCACAACGGGCGATGCGAATCGCTAATCGCGTTGGCGGAACGAATCTCGACGGAATGAAGGCTGCCATCCTCTCAGACGCCGTGCTAGGTGTATACAGCACGCGTTACAACACCGCGTACAACATCATCAAGTCAAAAGACACCGGCGGTGTTGGCAGCAGTGGATCAAGCAGCACTACTACGCCTGACGGCAACGGTGGCAAGGCGTCACAGTCCAACTTCGCCAGTCTTGTTGTTGGACCGGGCGTTGGATACCTGCTTCTAGACAACTCAAACCTGGTATGGCTACGCACGCGCTTCGGAACCTCAGTAGGAACCCCGGTGGGCATCAATCTCTGGAAAATGGATATGGGTAACTCCGAGGCCAAGGTCCAAGAAATCGTATCGGGCGCATGGAACAACGCCCACGCGCTCGGGTTCAACGAAGGAAGTGCATCAGCACCCAACCCTGGCGGTGGCAACCCTGGTGGGGGTGGCGACGGGTCCAAGGGGGCGAAGGCTCTGAAGTGGATGATGTCGCGCATCGGGAAGTTTGGTTACCGCCAGGCGCCGGGTCGCCTGGATCCCGACAACTCAGGTTTCGGTGACTGTTCATCCACGATCTACAGGGCCTACAAGGACACGTCAGGGACTTTTGTGGGCACGTGGACGGGCGACCAGTACAACCGCGGAAGAGAGGTCATGCCTCGCGGTAGCGGCGCCATGACAGCCGCGCAGCGAGCCCTGCTGAGACCTGGTGACATGATCGTCATGGCGTGGCGATCAACAGGATCCTACTATCCCGAGACCGATCACGTAGAAATGGTTGTAGACTCCAACCGTTTGATTGGGCACGGAGGAAACCCCTATTATGGACCCGTAATCACTAGCATCGATCGCCTTGCCGGCACTCGGTGGTGGACGGTGAGGAGACACGATTGAAAAAGAAATTCAGTTACTATTCGTTCTCGAAGGTGCTCTCATATGCGGGCGTCTTCAACATGATTATGGGTGCTCGCGGCCTGGGTAAGACCTATGGCGCTAAGAAAATCGTTATCAAGAATGCGATCAACAAGGGACAACAATTCATCTACCTTCGACGTTACAAGACCGAGTTAAATGGACGCAACTCTTTCTTCGCTGACATTCAGTCAGAGTTTCCTGACGAAAAGTTCCGCGTTGAAGGACAGTTCGCCCAACGCAAGGTGGGTAAGAAATGGGAGACGATTGGCTACTTCATTCCACTGTCTACAGCGCAGGCGAACAAGTCAATCGCCTACCCCAACGTCTACACAATCATCTTTGACGAGTTCATCATCGACAAGGGGTCCCTGAGGTATCTGCCTGATGAAGCAAAGGTGTTCATGGACTTCTACTCAACAGTAGACCGTTATCAGGACAGAGTTCGGTGCCTCATGCTCTCAAACTCTGTGTCCATCATGAACCCCTACTTTATCCGTTTTCATATCGAGCCCGTTGAAGGTGTCTCCCGTCATGCTGACGGCTTCATTGTCACCGACTTCGTCGACAGTGAGCAATTCCAGTCAGAAGTAGCACACACTCGGTTCGGGTCATTTGTTACAAACTATGCTGAGGACTATGCTGAGTATGCTATCAGCAATAAGTTCGCAGACAACTATGACGACTTCGTCATGAAGAAATCAGGTAAGGCGAAGTACGCATTTTCGCTCCGCTGTCCCGACGGAGAGGTCTCCATCTGGATCGACGGCGCCACATGGTTCGCCCAGCGTCGCCAGCCGCGAGGCGATCGTGTAAGATGGGCCTATAAGGTCACAGACTTGCGAGAAGGGGAAAGGTTGCTCATGTATGGTGACAAAGTGCTTTCCATCATGCGGAGCACGTATCGAAAGGGACGGCTTTTCTCTGACTCGCCAGAGACTCGCAATATGTTCGCAGAAATTTTTGTCCGATGATTAATCTACCTCAAACGCTGGATGTGGCTCTGGTAATTGGGGTCATAACCCTAATGACCGTTGTTGGAAAATTCATCTACAGGTTTACCCGATTTTTAGATCATCTTTCTGTAATGCTCACGGCGTGGGAAGGAACTCCTGATAAACCCGGCGTTGTGGCTCGGCTAGATGATATTGAGGATAAACTCAAGGACGTACAATACCACGTCAAGCCAAATCATGGTGGGTCTACCATAGACGCGCAAAACCGCCAGCTGAAAGAAATTATTTCCTACCTTAAGGGGAAAGATAATGGGAGAGCATGAAGCCCCCTCTAAGGGCATCGACCCTAAAATTCGTTTCTATTGCTACTGTGCAGCATTCGGTGTGCTTGTGGCTTTCGGTGTCTCTGGCGTAATCGATGGGGCGTACATTGACGCCATCAACTTCGTCATCGCAGGACTCTTCGGCGTCGCCGCCTTCAATGTGCCCGGAATCAAGGGTGGCAAGTAATGGCAACACGAGCAGACATCCTCCGCGTCGCAAAAGGCGAAATCGGCTACAGCCGATGGGCTGACAAGGAAAATGGCACCAAGTACGGACGATGGTACGCCCGCGCCGTCGGCAACGACATGTTCGCCGCCAGCGGCGTCCCCTACTGCGACATGTTCGTCTCCTGGGTCCTCTCCACCGTCGGCATCGCATGGCGTTCCGCCTACGTCCCAGGACGCGAGAACGAAGCCCGAGCCCGCGGCGTCCTCATCGACAAGTGGGACGTCCGCCCCGGCGACGCAGTCACCTTCGACTGGCAGGGCGACGGAGAGTCCGACCACATCGGCATCGCCGTCACCGCCCCCTATGGCAACAAGATCGACACTGTCGAAGGCAACACCTCATGGGGCTACTCGGGCTCCCAGGGCAACGGTGGCGTCGTCACCAGCAAGCAGCGCGACATGGACGACATCGTCTACGGCATCCGCCTAGTCGACGACTACGCCGTCTCCCGCGCCAGCGACGGAACCAGCAACATCACCGGAATCCAGACCGCAATCGGTGCCACCCCGGACAACATCCTGGGACCAGACACCGAGAAGCGACTCTACGCCGTCGTCGCTGCCAGCGGGTGGGCAGGGAGGCACTTCCCCTACGGAATACAGTACACACAATCCGTCGTCGGAACCAATCCCGACGGTGTGTGGGGAGACGCTAGCGACGCCGCACACGACCGAGTAATCGCCGCAATCCAGCGAGCACTCGGAGTCGAGGACGACGGCATATGGGGCCCCGCGTCCCAAGCCGCCTGGGAGCGATTCAGGCAAAACGCCAAACGCCCCTAACCCAAGACACAGATATCCCCCGGAGCCTCCAGCCACTCCGGGGGATATCTGTACTCAAATCACATCCGTGATCTCACTACCTGACCTAACCTTCACCACAGTGTGCTCCCAGCCCTGCTTAGTCTTCTCGATCGTGTGCTCGCCGTCCGCGCTCAAGAACTCCACCTTGCCTTCGTTATACACTACTGCTGTGCTAGACGTGAATGCTGCGTTGATCTTCGCGGCGTCTTCCTCGCTATATGTTGAAATCGCCTCTAGGAGTTCAACACAAATCTTTTTGTAGCGAACTGTCATTGCTCCTCCTCAGGAAACTCTACTCTCATAATACTCAAACAAGATTTTAGATAATTTTCACAACGCTCTGTTTTGGTAGGACCAAACCTTTTAATCTTATTTATGCCTGTAATTTTATCTTCAACGCATACGCGATTATCTGGCCAACCATATACAGTAATTCGATAGTCAATAGTATTGACAATAAGAATGCTTTCAGTGGCAATAACCTCGCAATCAAGTTGTTTATCAATATTGTACTTTTTAATGAATTCACTAAAATTATACATCAAATCGCCTGTAGCCCTGCCAGACCCATTTCAAGAATTGCCTCGTTGCATTGAGCGATCGTATCGTATGTATTTATTGTGCCACTATTTGCCTCGCTCGGTGTCCATGTCTCAACAGTATAATCATTAATAATGCGAATGGCAATAGCCCCACAATAAAGAATATTCGCTCCGCCTCGAGTATATGCCTCTCGCATGCCATATGAACGAAGTTCACGCTTAATGCTATTGATGGGTATCATTGCACTTCAGCGACTTGATCCAAGCCGCTACCCTTTCAGTTGTGTCATTATAATCAGTATTCTTAATGTACCAATTGCTATCGCCGGTTCGCTCTAGAATAATTTGCTTAGACAATTCCCAGTCCTGTCTCTGAAGAAATAATCAAATCCGTCGCCATGATGTGATACTCGTTCGTACCATCCTTCCAGTAATGAAGCCTCCCAGTATCATGATAATAAGCAATGTGATATCCATTCACTAGGCACTCAGCAATGAAATTACTAACCTTCCAATATGTCAGAATTTTAGAATCCGAAAATCCCCCGTGATGTTGTCGCTTCACAATCGATCACCAATCCAAGCCAGCAATTCCCACTGCGTCCCAAAAATCCAGTAGTGTCCAATGGTCACCACATGCCACTTATGATTGTGCTCCCTCTTGACTCCATATTCGTGACCATTAAGAATTATAGTGCACGACCTGTTATTAGCATCGATGTCGAACACTACGACTTCATTTATTTCCTCAATAAGGGGCCATGCGGCTCGGCCAAAAATATCTGAAAGCGTGCTAAATTCAGTCATAATCATTTCTTTCTAAAGGCATTCCGCAACCCATTTCAGTACCGTCAAACACTTATTATCGGCAATCAAATGTGGTTCGGCTCTTTGTAAAGGTAGTACTTAAAACCGTACTATTCGATCGAGTAAAGTGTGTCGTTGATCGTTGCCTCCCACATATTAACTGATCGACGGTTCCAACGAATGATTTCCATGTCTGTCTCGTTCATGTATTAAT